CTGGCAGAGGAAATGGCCGACGCGGCAAAGGCGGCGCTGCTGGCTGACACTCCGTTTGATGCCGGGCTGCTGCTGCAGACGCTGGATGCGGTGGGCACGCTGGATATGCCGGACCAGTCCCGCGCCCGTCTGCACAAGTCGCTGGGCTGGCTGCTGCGTGAAAGCGATCCCGCCACTGCCCTTAACCACTTAAAAACCGCCCTACAACTGGACGAGCGCTGCGGAGTGAAAAAAGACATTGAACAGCTGGAGCGCAAACTGCGCAACGCCAGCTGATAACCGGACGTGCCCACGCGCGGGGCGGCACGAGGTGGCGACAGGCATGGCCTTATCAAAACCCCGTCCACCGCCCAACTAATTCAGGAGAACCACGGCAATGAACTTTGTAGCGCCGGAGCAGGCACCGGACACGCCGGAAATTATCGAAAACACGCCGTTCTGGCCGGACCTTAACCTGGCAGATTTTCGCAGCGCCATGCGCACGGACGGCACCGTAACCGCGCCCCGGCTGCGTCAGGTGGTGCTGACCGCCATTTCTGAAGTGAACGCGGAGCTGTACGACTACCGCGCCCGCCAGCAACAGCTAGGCTATGCGTCGCTGGCAGCGGTTCCGGCAGAAAAGCTGGCCGGGCAGAGCCAGCGCATTCACCACTACCGCAACGCGGTGTGGTGCTGGACGCGGGCGGTGCTGAACGAGCGTTATCAGGACTATGACGCCACGGCGGCAGGCGTGAAGCGCGGGGAGGCGCTGGAGGATGCCACGGGCGATCTGTGGCGGGATGCGCGCTGGGCCATCAGCCGCGTGCAGGACCGGCCGCACAGCATTGTGGAGCTTATCTGATGAAAGTGCGTGCGCAGCAGTATGACACGGTGGATGCGCTTTGCTGGCGTCACTACGGGCGCACGCAGGGGCTGACGGAGCAGGTGCTGCAGGCGAATCCGGGGCTGGCTTCACACGGCCCCTTTTTACCCCACGGGCTGGAGGTGGAGCTGCCGGACGTTACGCCTGCAGCTACTGCGCAGACCGTACAGCTTTGGGACTGAAACCATGACAACAGAACGAGTCAGCGCGTTTATCACCTGGTGCATCGCGGTGGCGATGGCCTGGCTGGGTGAGATGTCGCTGAAAGATATTTCCACGATTGTGGGGCTGGCGCTGGGCGTGCTGATGACGCTTATCAGCTGGTACTACAAGCGCAAAACCTACCAGCTGCTGGAAAGCGGACGCATCAGCCGGGGTGACTATGAATCTGCAAACCGTTAGGCGCTGTACGGTGGGCCTGGTGCTGGCGATTGCCGCCACGCTGCCGGGCTTTCAGCAGCTGCACACCTCGCTGGAGGGGCTGAAGCTGATTGCCGATTTTGAGGGCTGCAAGCTGCAGCCGTACCAGTGCAGCGCCGGAAAATGGACGGACGGGATCGGCAACACCCACGGCGTGGTGCCGGGCAAAACCATCACGGAGCGGCAGGCGGCGGAAAGCCTGATTACCAACGTGCTGCGCACGGAGGCGGCGCTGGGCCGGTGCATCGTCACGCAGCTGCCGCAGCACGTCTACGATGCGGTGGTGTCGTTTGCGTTCAACGTGGGCACCGGTAACGCCTGCGGCTCCACGCTGGTGAAGCTACTGAACCAGCGCCGCTGGGCGGATGCCTGCCGTCAGCTGCCGCGCTGGGTTTACGTGAACGGCGTGTTTAATCGGGGGCTGGATAACCGCCGTGGGCGGGAAATGGCCTGGTGCCTGAAGGGGGCTGCATGATGCGCGCACTGATAGTGTTGCTGCTGATGGCGGTCGCGGCGATGTGCTTTCAGACGTGGCGGCTGGACAGGGCTGAAGAGAAAAGCCGCAATCAGAAAAGCGCGCTGACTGCGCTGGAAGCGAAGCTGAACCAGAAAAACAGCCAGCTGATTGCCCTGAATATCCTGACGCAGACCAACAGCCGGGAGCAGACCCGGCTTTATGCGGCAGCTGAAGAAACCCGTGCGCTGCTGCAGACGCGCCAGCGCCATATTGAGGACCTGACCCGTGAAAATGAAGCGTATCGCCGCTGGGCTGCTGCCCCTTTGCCTGCTGCTGCTGTCCGGCTGCGCCAGCGACCGGCCATCACCGGCGGTCAGCCTTACCGTGACTGGCTGTCCAAAAATAACGCGCTGCCACCTGCCGGAAGCCGCCCCGCGCAGTAACGGCGATCTGATGCGCCTGCTGGATGAGACGGAAGCCGCCTGGGCGAACTGCGCAGACAAGGTGGACACCATAGTGAACTGCCAGGAAAAAGACGATGAACAAACCGCAGTCCTTACGCCACGCCCTGAATAAGTCGGTGCCCTACGTGCGGGAAAACCCGGACCGACTGCACCTGTTTGTGGATAACGGTTCGCTGGTTGCCACCGCTGCCGCATCGATTTCATGGGAGTACCGTTACACCCTGAATGTGGTGGTGACGGATTTCACCGGTGACCAGAACCTGCTGATGGCGCCCATTCTCTACTGGCTGCGGGACAATCAGCCTGATGCGCTGCATAACCCTGACGAGCGGGAGCGCCTGTTCACCTTTGAAGTGGATATTCTGGGCAACGGTGCCTGTGACCTCAGTCTGAACCTGAAGCTGACGGAGCGGGTGCTGGCGCGGGAGGTCAACGGGCAGATGCAGGTTGAAGCCGTGCCGGAGCCGGACGAGCCGGAAGCGTTCTGGACGGGCCGCTGATGGATGAACTGCAGAAAGTGGATGCCTGGCTGGCCGCGCTACTGGCAAATCTGGAACCGGCAGCGCGCACCCGAATGCTGCGCGAGGTGGCGCGGGATGTCCGGCACATTCAGCAGCAGAATATCACCGCGCAGCGTGCGCCGGATGGAACGGCATGGGAGCCGCGCCGGATGACCGCCAGGACAAAACAGGGGCGGGTTAAGCGCAAGATGTTCACGAAGCTGAAAACGGCGAAATACCTCAAAGCGCAGGCTAACGCCAGCCAGGCAGAGGTCCGGTTTACCGGGCAGGTGCAGCGTATTGCCCGTGTGCATCACTACGGGTTGCGCGATCGGGTGAGCCGGGGCGGATCTGAAGTGAAATACGCAGCGCGCCCGCTGCTGGGCATAAACGGTGAGGTGGAAACCACGGTGCAGGAGGCACTGCTGCGCTGGCTCGCTGGATAAATTTAGTAGCTCAGGGCGGAACCGACTTTTTTAGCGTTCTTGGCTACTCCTTGTCTGAACCTCTTTTATAAGCGAAAAGCGGCCCCGATGACAACAATCACTTCTGACAATACCAATATAGAACAGTGTGGGTAATATGCTACTTTATCATTTCATTAAAAACGCTCTCCTTTATTTTGAAGAAGCTTGACGATAGATCTCCCAAAGAGAATATAATATTTTTGTTTATTGGTCTTCTTATCTCAAGCGGTACACCTATTTTATTTAGCTTTGGAGTGAATAGTGTTTTTCCATTGTTGTGGATATGGCGTTTGGTTAATTTAGCAATACCTTTCTCATCTTCATTTATGTGGGTCATGCTGATGATGAATAACCCCTCGATATCACCTTCTTTATTTTTGTTTATGTATGGGGTAACTCTGAATATATCTTGGTATTTTTTATTATCTTGTTCATAGCAACTAATCCCCAATGCTAGCAAAAGAGATGCATCAGGCTTTTGTTGCAATATTTTCTTGTAAGCCATTCTTCTCAGTTCTGAATTTAGAACTTGTCCATATCCTGAGCATATAATTTCATGTAATGGATCTCCAGGGAATAATTCATCGCCGCTATAGGTGATGCTGCCAACTTACTGATTTAGTGTATGATGGTGTTTTTGAGGTGCTCCAGTGGCTTCTGTTTCTATCAGCTGTCCCTCCTGTTCAGCTACTGACGGGGTGGTGCGTAACGGTAAAAGTACTGCCGGACATCAGCGCTATCTCTGCTCTCACTGCCGTAAAACATGGCAGTTACAGTTCACATACACCGCCTCTCAACCCGGTACGCACCAGAAAATCATTGATATGGCCATGAATGGCGTTGGATGCCGGG